TTGAGTTTGGGTTCTTCATATCGCACACCCTCACTATCCCAAACATTAAGAATGTATCTTTTCTTAGCAGTCCAGATTCCACGCTCAGCAATATTCTCACGCTTCATCTGCATCTTCTGATCATAGGCATTTACATACTCAGCCAGTTCTTGGTAGCAACCTTCAATATACTTTTCAAGTTCCACCTTACAGACCTTATCAAGGAACGAAACAATGCTTTGAGTAGTTTTCTCTCTTCCTTTGTATACACATTCAACCAAAGGACCCATATTGAGATAGACAGAATCAGTATCTGAAGCAATAACATAATCAACCTCTTGTGTTTTTAGAACTTTATTCAAGTATTGATTGAGTTTATTTTCAATCCACCGAATCGCAACCTGCCCTGAAAGTGTGATTGCCTCAGCATTTTCTAGCTTATAGTATCTGAAATATTGATTTCCCACACTTCCGTAAGCAGAATTAAGTTGAATCTTCCGTGCCATCTGAATATTGTTACAACGAGCAATCTCTTTTTCTAGTTGTTTGGTCTTTTTCTTTTCATATTCCTGCTTGGCAGCAAGCATCTTCTTTTTGTAGATGATGCGGTCCTGGTAAATTTTATCCATCAATTCTGGAAGAAATCCCCTCACATCTTTACGGTACATAGCACCGTTAGCACACACCGCATAGTCTTTGTAAAGTTCAAATGTAATTTCTTGGTTGAGAATCTTATCAACAGTTACTGTTGGATGACGTTCTTCAACAAGAGTTTCGGGACTTACATTAAACTGCATAATCAAATGAGGATATAGGCTGTTTAAATCGAAATTAACAACCCAATCATACATTCCAGGAATTGGTTCCTTTACATAAGCACCAGCATACTTAGAATCCTTTTCAGACCTTTCTTTAGGTGGAATTACAATATTTCTCTTTTTCAAATAGTTGTAGATAATCGTATCCCACATACGAACTTGTGAGAATACATCAGCATAATTTGCCTTTGCGTCATATGCCATAGTAATTGCCAACTCAATCAGTTTCATCTTGTCTTCCAGTCGGTCAACAAGTTCCACGTCAATAATGTTGTATTCTACAAACTTCTGCCAACCATTAGTATAAAAGTCTTTAAAAGTATCAAACTCAGAGTGGTCCAGTTTCTTCTGTCCCAACTCAACACTTGCAATATAGTCTAGACGATAGGATTCTTGTGCTTTATAAGTAAATTTCTTATAGAGATTAAGGTAGTCAAGTTGAGTAATACCACCAACATCATAAGAAATATGTTTACGACCCGCAACAAAAGTTTCTCTTTCAGTTACAAGACCCCAAGGTGACAAACGTTTCATTAGTTTTTCACCAAGAATCCTGTCAATCCTACGGACAAGGTATGGAATATCATACAACTCACTATTCCATCCAGTCACAACTTCTGGTGTATTTTCTTCAATCATCCACCAGTTAATGAAGTCATCAAGCAATTCCCTTTCTGTCCTAAATCCACGATAAATGACATTATCTTGCTTGTTGTTGAATGGACCTTTTCCCCAAGTGCGGATTTGCTTAGTTGCGTAATCTTGAATTGTAATCAGCAAGACTTCTTCTGAGGCAGATTCTACATCAGGGAATCCATTCTCCGAAGCTACCTCAATATCCAGAGTTGTTACTTTAATTTTGTTGATATCAAACTTGATTTCTTCTTCTGGATATACTTCAGAAATATACTGGTAAATGTATCCAGTGTTTCCATAGATTTTAAAGTTTTCTACACCCTCATACTTCTTGATAAATTCCCTACAATCTCTCACACATCCAGGTTGGACTGAATCAACATATTCTCCATTTAGAGTCTGATATTTAGTTTTTTTGTTAGAAGGAATAAAAAGGGTCGGATTAAACACTTCTCGGGTCATGAAGTGTTTACCATCTTCATAACCACGGACCAAGAAGTGGTCACCGACCATCTGTACATTTGTGTAAAAGCGCATCAGGTAGTTAATTCAAGATACTTTTTAATAATTTCTTCTTTAGGATCCACAATAGTTAAAATACTATCAGAGTGAATCATTAATTCTCTTTGGTCAGTTATATCTGGCCAAGGGGTTAGATTTCCTTCAGCATCTATTTTGCAGGGATTAATTAACTTACAATCAGGTTCCCCCAATTCAGATCCAACCTCAATAATCTCTGTTACGATAACATTATCAACTTTCAGTAAGAGACATTTGATTGTCTTTTCCATTTACTTTTTCCTCATACATTTGTTTAAGTGATTGAATTGGGTCTACTAAAGTTACAACCCAATCCATTGTTACTAGCATCTGCGTATCTTCGGTTAAGATAATCCAAGGAGTTAATGATACCTGTATTTTAGCATCATATTCAGACTCCTCCGAAAGAACAATGCTTCTTTCAGTAATTACTTTATATGGATTTTCAAAGATGTATCCACATACCTTTTCCTCAGAGACAAGTTCTTTCACATCAGAAATAACTGTTTCTCCAGATTTTAATAGTGCAAGTTTGATTGACATTTTTATTTTCTCCCTCATCCTATTATAGCAAGAAAAAAAGGAGGAGTCAACCTGGATTTTGCCAGGTGCTCCTCGCGCCGACGATACTTAACTATATAGTCAAACTTTGTATTATCTTACCTGTCCATCCTTTATGATGATTTCTTTTTCCGCTTATAACTTTATTCATAGTTCTATGGTCTAATCCATTATCATCACAAGTTTTTCTTAAACTATTTGTTTTGATTATATTGCCATCAGGTGATGTTAACTCATACTCATATCTCTTATAGTTATCATTTGTATTAAATTTTTCTTTTTTCTTATAATAATTTATTTTATTATACTTTTTATTATTTGTATAAGTATACTTTTTCACAACACCACCTTTCCAATTCCAATGAAGTTCTCCTCTCATACTTTCACTTCTTTTTACTTTAGCATTTTCATATAAGTAAGAGTTAAAATATCTTCCCTTGGATTTCATATTGATATGGGCACACAACATTTTCTGTGTATTTTTATGTTTTAACCCATATCTTCTCTCACATATTTTTTGTAGAAGAATATGGGCAATATAATGCTCTCTTCCAGTGAGGACTACTATCTTATCATTTTTTCCAAAAATACTTTTAGGAAAAATATGGTGTTTTTCCACATATCCTTCAGGACAATACCTATTCTCTGCCTTTCTAATAAGGTTACAATAAACCTTCAGATAGTTCATTTCTACTCTAATTTGACCGCACACTTATTTATATTAAAAAGGAGGGAATTTCACCCTCCTCCTGACAGATTGCGGTCAAATCAGGTAACATTATTTAGAGATAGTCTCTGCGCGTATGATGCTCTGGGACAATCTTACCAAGTTTTACAGTCAGTAGTCCGTCTTCAAATACGACTTCCCGTACTTCCGTGTCGTCTGATAGTGTCCATGCTCTCTTGAAACTTCTCTGAGCCAGTCCCTTATGGACGTATGTGGTATCAGACTCTTTATCCTCTTTTTGTCCTTCGATAAAAAGTTTTCCATACTCTGTGTATACATGCACTTCCTCCTTCTTAAATCCAGCAAGAGCAATCTCAAGTCGTGATTCTACATTACTGACTTGTACAAGATTATACGGTGGGTAATTAGAAGTAGTTTCATGAAGATTGAATAGACGATCAAAATACTCATCCATTCCAATACTGTTGCGCGTAATCCTATCCATCAAGGCAGGAAGATCCGACGCAGTATAACGCATAAGGTTAGTCATTATGGTAGCTCCTTTGAAAGCGAGTTTGTATTTTGTGAACCCTTTCGGCATTCACTACTAATTATACAAGAAGCACAAAAAAAACGGGGTGTGGAACCCCGTATCTTTTTATTCGGTTTTCTCTGCTTCTTTAAGATGTGTGCTTAAAGCACTTTTCCATTGCTCTTCAGTATATCCACAAGCAATAAAGAATCTCCTAACCATTTCCAAAAACTGATTTTCATTCAGATATGGATCATCACAACTGTGTCTTACATCTTCCGAAGGCAGAATAAACTTTGCCTTTGGATTCGTATGCCAAGCAGCATTTTCATTGTCATGACGAAAAGTGAACTCAAAACTTCCAGAAGCCATCACTCAGTCTCCTCTACACGCTTCTTCTTAGCACCAATATTATATTTGGTTTCTAGAATCCAATCACCTTTGTCCTTATAAGCAAGTACTTTAATCTGATTCAAGGGAGCAATATCTTGGATCCTATTAACATCCACAATCGTAATCAAACCCCAATCAGCAAGAAGTTGGGCAATGCGATTACGACGCTGGACATCATTCACAGTCAGGTTTGCATGTTTACCATCAAGGGCAAACAATTCCTTAAAGTGAACTAAGTAATATCTACCTTGCTTGTGAAGAATATGGCAAGATTGGTAAATTTTCTTTTCCTTTCGTGATGCGACTCCAATACGTGTCAAAGTTTCACGCACTTTCAAAAAGTCATCTGGTTCATTAAGAACCACTTCAACCATTTGATCGGGCGACCACTTCACTTCAGGTTCTTGAACGACACTCATTTTGTTCCTCCAGTTTCAAATTTCGATTTAATAAAAGTAAGTTGTTCTTTAGTAAGAATCCTCAAAGCTTGTTTTGCCTTTTCATTACTATAACCATAATAA